TCTCCCTGATAGGAACCAGTACGGTGAGCCTCCATCCAAATCCTCTGGTACCGGGTGAAATTATACCCGGCTGGAACAGGTAATCCCAAGTTTCCGAGTTCCCTGGGACCAAAGATTGATCCTGGGAATCCCTGAATTATGGGGTACCTCTCACGGATCATGGAGATGGCCTGCTTTTGGTAATTTGGAGAGACTCCCTTCCAGAAGTCCCCCAAAATTCCAGCAAGCTGACTCCATGGAGTAACTTGTCGACCATACTTGTCGACAAAATCGCCAAGATAACCAAGAAGTCCTACATTCGGGAAAATAAGCCTCTCCAACCTGTGGAGATCCTTATTCCAAGTGTAGACTTCCGAGTTAATCATGGCCAGATCTCGTGAGTAATAGTTCTTACCAACGGATTTCTTCAATCCAACATGCTTGGTATGAAGTTCCCAGAGTTCATATTCCCGCCGCGAGGCGGGAAACAGGACATCATCTCCATTCACTTTAATCCACCGATCAGGCGGAAGAGAGAGAGAAGATGCTGCCTTGTTAATTATGCACAATAAGGGAAAGGAGAGAATATGACCCATCATCTGTCCCCGAAGAACTACGTTATCAGGTTCACCTATAAAGATACTATCGAAGGAGTGCTCCACTAGTCGTTCAATCCAATTCCGAATAAGGGGATCGGTGAAGATCTCCGTATTATTGGGAAATGTGAATGTCGTCCTCTTGAGCATCTCTCTTGCGGCATACTTGGTATAATGGAGATGAATACGGTCTGTAGCAGACTCGTAATCACCTGAAACAAACCTCTGACCCTTTTCAAGGGCAAGGTCACGAAGTGCGAGATGTACTGGGGTTCCTCCAATCAACTCATAAACTTTATCCTGACGCATGGTACTATGCCATGCCTCCTGGATAGGCTTAAGTAGTTGGAGAATCCAAGATGATCTCGTCACTATGCGAACCTTTAGAGGTTCCGCAATAGCGGCAGGTCTTACCTCCATTAAATCCCAAGGTCCCGTAAGAGGATATTCTCGAAGGGCACTCTCGAATAATTTCGAGAGTATTTCATTCCATATTGGACTGAATGAACTAAAGAGTTCCTCCTCAGATAGACCCTCGATTAGGTGAATCTTCTCTAACCAGGGGAACTGGTCAAAGATTTCCCGTAGAATCTCCTTGGTATATCCTTGGATACCGCCCGACTTGCGGGTGGATTCCAGGCAGGATGAACCAGTTGGAACAAATGGTGTGTCGTACCTGGCATGAAACACAGGTAGTCTATTCACTTCTTTGGTTATTGCGTTCTCTAGAACTCTACGTTCATGAAGGACATCAGTATCCGGGGTAGTAATAAACTCAGTGAAATCAGCCAGTTTGGCATCCACGAGTGACCTAGGAAGATTGGGAAAGAGTCTCTTCGAATAGTTAATCATTGCGGCCAGCTTCAGTTTACGATTAAGGTTTCTCTTTGAAAGAAACCGTGGTTGTAAATAGGAGCGAGCCCGATGAGAAAACTTTTTCCAGAGACCTTTGATCTCGAATCC